TTTTTGCCCGTTTTTCTTAGATAGATTTCAAAGTTGTCGTTATCGAGAGTTTTGATAGGCAAAGAGAGTTGCCAAATGGAAGATTTCTCTTGCATTAGTACTAACTGAAAGCTTTCTCCTAGAATATCAGGCAATCTTTCGTTCATCATGGCAATAACTCGAATTTTCCGGGATCAAGAATCTCCTGATCCCCACAAATTGTTAAATTACATCTTTCGCAAAATAGATCCAAGCACTCGCTAAAGTTAAGTACTTTGTCAAGGTTTAATCTTAGCGTTCCAATGTGCTCATGTGGCAATTGGTGGGCAGAAGAAATCTTCCCAGATCTGACCTCGATTTGGTAGACGCGCTGCCGCATTCGTTGTCTCTTTTTACCTGTTTCTTGAAAGAGGGTTGCTCGTATCCTTTCGCCAGGAATGTCGCGAGGGTATTTGTAATCAAAAACAACCTTCAGTCCAGATAACGGAGGACCCTTAGTAACAACGGCAGGGAAAGCAATTGAAATAACATTCTCCGAGCCGTCATTTGCTATCCAGTCAGTTGGTTCTCCCTCCTTTGGCAGTAGCATTATTTCTCTTGCATCGTTTTCTGGAACATCGTACTGAGACATTTTGCCTCCTAAATTCTTTTATAAATGTCCTTGCGTTGATATGTGTCGCACAAAGCCCCGAACCTTCGGCTGTCCTTCTCTTTGGGCTGAGTTAATGACCTCTTCGTTGCAACAGCCTCTCCTTTTCTGAAGCAGGCATCCGAGAAAGCCTCCATGCGAGAGCTGAAATTTCTTTTTCCTTTTGGCATTCGGTCTGATAAATTTTTGTTAATTTCTCATTGACCTCCAATTTAGATTTAAGAAAGTCTGAGGAAAAATTCATAACCGATATGTATTCAAATTGTCTGCCTAAGTGCCACGACATGTTGTATCCCTTTTCCATGAAGTCGCCCCATTTCGCTTGTTGCCAAACTGCTGAAAATGCTATGCCAATGACTTCATCCCAATAATCGTCAAAAGGGTCTTCGACAAGCCTTTTGAAGAAGAAAAAGCTTCTTTTGTATTTTTTCTTAAACAGGTCTTTACATAATAGAGTCGCAGTTTGATTCAAGGTCTCTGCTGACATGCCCGCCTTAGAGTTAGATAAGTAAAAGAAAAATATGGGGACGTATATCCCTATGGGTTTCCATTTATCCTCTGCTGAAGGCGGTATCACATAGAATTTATTTAAAGAATAAAGGTTTTCGGGAGCACTGATGCCTCGTTCACAGAAAAGCATTTTTCTTCTCCTAAATCCTTATCAAACTGATCCAGATCTTTCAATGACTTCTCCGATAACTTGAACTTGCTCAGTGTCTGCTGGGCTAATAGTTTCGTCCGGGAAATTTGGATTTTCTGAATGCACCATAATCGAGCCGTCGATTTTTCTATAAAGCCGCTTTACTCTTAAAGCATCTCCAAAGACAAAAGCATAGATTCGACCATCGATGATCTCAGTTTTAGAGCAGTCAACTAAGACCACATCATGGTCAAGCAAAAGAGGTTCCATGGAATCCCCCTTCACTTTGAAACGCTTGCAGTCTTCGGGATTGATGTTCTTTCTCTGGAACCACGAACGACGATAAGCAGCTTTGTACTCAGAAGCCAACTCTTCCAAAGTGGAGTTTTGCTCGAAGCCTGCTGCAAATCGAATTTTGTATTCAGGAATTTCTACCCAATCATCGTCATCACACACATCCTCTGTCACCAGTACGTTTGGGGATTTCATGGGGCCGTTCCCAGTCGCAAGCCATGTCGATGAGACGCCAAGAACCTTGGCAACTTTGGGTAGGTAAATGGACTTGATGCTTTTTGACTTACCGGAAAACCAATCTGATACAGATGCCGGGGAGATAAAACATAACCTAGCGATGTCACTTTTCTTTAATCCGGAATCACTCAACGCCAAGGTTAAACGCTCTGCCAATGTTGTTTTTTCGTTCATTTGAGTAACCCTTTCTTTATTAGGTTTTCCTAATACATTTTAAAGAAAAATAATTAGGCGCATTGATTAAGTAATTCGGAAAACCTTATAATTTAATAAGGCAAAAATCAGGAAGAATTTAGCTATGCGCAAAAAAACCGATACTCAGACAGCCCGCCTAATCGTTGATTCTTTAGGCGGAACTACAGCTGTTGCAAACATCTGTGAAGTTAAACCGGCCAGCGTTTCCGGATGGCTTAAGTCTGGAATGCCAGAAGGTCGCCTTTTGTTCTTGCAGAAAAAATTCAAACGCATTCCGGTGATTAAACACGCTGTCGCCAACTAACTGGGAGTCGCTATGGCTCGCTATAGAAAAATAGACGTCCGAATGTGGAATGACAGGAAGTTCAGGGAGCTTTCGGATAACGGCAAACTTGCCTTTATTTTGCTCCTGACTCATCCAGATACCACGCAGATAGGAACTATCCGGACACGAGTTTCAAACCTTGCTGACGAATTGGGTTGGCAACGAGATGCCATGTCGCATGCCATCCAAGAAGTCACTTTAAACGGCATGATTGATGCTGATGAGAAGGCAGGGCTAATGGTCATAAATAACTTCCTAAAGTACAACGCGCCTTCTTCTCCTAATGCATTCAAGTCATGGTGCGAATTGATTGATCTGATGCCCGAATGCGACCTCTTGGATAAGCATGTTGCACGCCTGAAAACCTTTGTCGATGGCCTTTCTGTAGGAATGAGAAATGCCATCCCTAATGACTTAATTGATGCCATCAAGGATGCTATGTCCCGTACCAATGGGCAACCATGTCGCACCCAGGAACAGGATCAGGAGCAGGAACAGGATAAGGATAAGGAAATACACACCCACGAACACCATCCAAAAGCCTTCGAAACTTTCGCGGGGCGTGTGTGTGAAAAAGAGACTCCTTTAAAAACCGCTCCTGTTGAACAAGAGCTCCCACTGCAGAGGACAACTGTTTCTAAAACGGAAACAGTTGAGAAGAAGTCAACGGTCAAACGACAGAAGAAGGAAAAGATCCCGTGTCCCTTTAAGGACGGAGATCAGATTCCGGAGGACTACCTTACGACAGCTAAGCGGTATGGAGTTCAAGACCCGCAATCGCTATTTGATTCCTTGATCGCTTACTGCAAAGCCAAAAATGTCGAGTACGCAGACTACAAGGCGGCATTCACTACGTTCTGCATCAATGACAAAGCAAAGCGAGAGAAGAAGAGTCAGAACCAATTTAATGCTTCTTCCTTCGAGTACGAACCGCCTGGCGGTTTTACAGACGACTACTACAGAGATCAATGCGAATTTGATGAACACGGAAATTTAAAACTATGAACAGCACTGAAATCAAAATTCCTAAGGCCGTTAGTTCCATTTTCGGAAAGCTGGAAATAAGGCAAGTGAAAATGAATTGCATCCTTCACGGGGAATATCTGGCGAATCAAGTCTTCTTAGGCGGGAAACTCAAGGAAATAAGTGGATGTCCCAAATGTCATGAAGAACATTTAGCTCAAAGGGCTATTGATGAAGAGAAACGCAGAAAAGAAGAAACCGAGAAAAACCGCCAGGCGAGAATTAAAGAAACCCGTATGCCCCTCGAATATCAAACCAAGGACTTCTCAACATTCATTACCGAAACTGAAAGCCAGCGCAACGCATTAGCTATGGCTAAGAGGTTCGTTAATGGCTGGGAAAAGGCCAAGGCTGGAGGATACGGTTTGTTATTCCTCGGCGGTTGTGGCACAGGTAAAACACACCTGGCTTGCGCAATCATGCTGGAGCTCCTGGACAAGTACGCATGCTTTTATCCCAGGTACTACAAAGTCACCGAGATTTTCTCAGCCGTCCGCAGCACATATCAGCCAGGAGCAACAACGAACGACGAGGAAACAATTAAATTTTTCTCGTCTATCCAGCTCCTCGTAATCGATGAAGTCGGCGTCCAGAAAGGCTCCGAATCGGAAAAGAGAATCCTCTTCTCAATCCTGGACAACCGAGTTACTTCAAAGAAACCAACAATCCTAATGACCAACCTCGGCATAAAGGATTGTGGCTTGGTGCTCGGAGATCGTCTTTATGACCGTATCAGGTCTAAGTGTGTACCGGTCCTCTTCAAGGGCGGGTCTTTTAGAACGCCCGCAACGCCTGATGTGTTTGATTGAGGTGCGTCATGTCTGATTCAGCTTGGACACTGCTAATGATCCTGCTGGCGCCGGTCGTGTTTATCAACCTGATTCTCTTCGGGTTACTCGTGAGAGCTGCTTTTCAACTCGACCAGGAGGCAAAACATGAGGTTTGACTTCGCTTACTTTGCCAAGGCTCTTTGCATGATTGGCGGGATTCTCTACTTCCAAGACATCTTTTGGTTTGCCTGGCAAGGCTCAAACATTGATTACAACTTGCCGTTTTTAATCGGTGTAGAGATCGGAGCGGCAATCTGCTCAATCAGGAGGCGAACATGAGCGGGTGCTGCTTCTACTGCGAACACGCGGCCAATTACTGGGTTGACCGTGAAGGAAATAAACGCAAGCCGCCGGACACGAGCTTTGCTGACATGAACCTCTTTTGCCAGCACCCGCAGAAATGCGGTTGTTACCGCATCAGCTACACCAACTGCACGCATTTCAAGCGGATTGAGGATGAAAGACGCATCCAGCGCAGAAGGGATTTCTTTGCTCAGTTCGAAGGATTCAGGCTGCAGGCTGTGCTGATTGGGCAGCGACCGTAAAGGAGCGAACTATGACCTTATTCTTTTCCAAGTTTTCTGAGAACTTCTTCGCTCTCCCTTATCGGAGCAATCCATGTGTTGACCAAGGAGTTGATCATTCTGGACATTGCCTCAGCAATCTCAAAGGAGTCTTCTCCGGAAAGATCGATTTCTCCGGAATGCGCGTGTTCGTTTCCGGCAATCCTACAAGCTTTGCAAATCCGCTGGAAGGCCGGAGATATTCCGATTGTCTCAATTTTCTTGTAAAGCTTGTCGGACTTTTTGAAGCCCTCCACGTGTTCGTTCTCACCGTACCAATCCACAATTCTTTCAAGACAGACCCGCAGAAGGGCACATGCTGCACGCGGGGAAAGAGCGATGATGGCTTGAGCTTCGTTAAAAACTTCTTTGGCATCTTCGGGCATATCTTCCGCAGGGATTATTCCGTTGCGAACGGGGTATTGAATCTCTCCGTTTTCCCAGAAAACCAAGTTTCCACAACTGCAGCACTCAGTAACGAAAACTCTTTTGGGATGAAAGAAGTGAAACAAGCCATTGTTTCCTCTGTATTCCAATCCATCACTCTGACTCTCATAAAAATTATTCAGAGGCGCTGTTTCCCTTCGTTCAGGGTAAGAGCTAACAACCAGTTTAAGAACAAACATCGTCAAAGTTCCGCAGTGCGGGCATTTATAGGACTCAGGCATGACTAATTTTTCCTTGGAGCAAAAGAACAAATGAAACACATTGACATTGTAAAAAATAGAACTGCGTGCATAAACACTGTCTTCAATTCGATTGAAGAGGCTAAAAATACCCTTAAGAAACTAGAAGAGATGGCTGCACAGAGGGCTGACGGCCGAGTTCTCGACATTCATGAAGTTGGTGTAACAAGCCACAAACTCAGAGGATGCGTGGATCGCATTCTTGTCGGACTAGTGGAATCTCAGACGGCTTCCGAAAGCCAAATGCGGGAATAGATGATGGATGACATTGAAGAACCATCAGGCGGATCTGTTCGGAGATTCCATTCCCTATTGCCCAAGGAAGCCCAAAGGATTCTCCGAGACAGCGTCGAGCCTCGAAAGAGAGAAGGCAAGGTATGACGAGAGCTGCAAGTATAGGAAGCGATTGCTTGAGTTAAGAGCGAATATCCGGAGTTTTTCCGATCTAAGCGTTAAGCCGTCAACGGTTTCTCTCTCAGATAAATCTTCCCGGGTAGGAGAGTCCAGTCCGCATGCCAAGTACACGGACGTTGAACTGATTCACTGCTTCGACCTCAGGCTTGCAGGACTTTCCCTGCGGGAGATTTCACGAAAGATAGATATACCTGTCCGGACACTCAGAGACATCTTCTCCGGGAATCGTCGCGCTGTCATGCCAACCCAATTCAAATAACAACCAAACCCAGGAGGGAACAACAATCATGTCCATGATGAGATTTAAAAGCACGGATGATCCTGCATACAAGGAACTTCTGGCCAAAACAAAAACTAAAGCAGGCCCCATTGTCTTGAAGAAGATCAGCGGTTTTGTCGGAGGCAAAAAGAACGGGTTTGCCAAGGGCCGAATGAAAGCCGGGCAGATGAACGAGACGGAGAAAGCTTATGCGGCTTATCTGGAATCCGAGCGTATCGCCGGCAGGATCAAGGCTTACTGGTTCGAGTCCATAAAGCTCAAAATCGCCGAGGATACTTGTTGGTATAACCCCGATTTTCTTGTGCTTACGGCTGAAGATCAGCTTGAACTGCATGAGGTTAAGGGATCGCCCAAGTTCTTCGCAGACGACGCGAAAGTGAAGACGAAGGTCTGCGCGACTGAGTACCCTTTTCGCATGCTCGTTGTTTATCCGGAGCGTGGTAAGGGGTGGACTTATCAGGAGTTTTGAGCGATGCCCCAAAGAAATGAAATTCAGACCAACACGAAGGCTACCTTAGGGACAGCATCACTGCTGCCGAGAAGGGCTGCGGAGTATCTGCAGCAGGCGGCCGAAGATGCAAAGGCCCTGCCGCCTGAGTCAATGCGGCGCCGGCAAGTTATCGATAAAGCAATCATTCTGGTGAAGCGTGAGTTCCCCGAATTCTTTTTCCGTTAAACGCATGATTGCCGTGTCTCGGTTAGGCGTCCCGATCGGTGAGGATTCGCCTCATGCGAAATACACCGACAGGGAAGTTGATCTTGTCCTGCAGTTGCGCGGCGAGGCATTCAGTTATCGGCAAATTGCCCGGATGATGGAAATGCCTCGGAGCACTGTCTTTGCCATTTGCACGGGATTGATCCGGGGAAAGATTCCTCACGCATATCGGAGACAGAAGTGAAAAAAGACAGAAAGAAAAAACTCTCCAGCATGCAGCTTAAGTTCATCAACGAATATATGAAGGGTAAAACTGCAACTGATGCGGCAAAAATCGCTGGATATTCGGCAAAAACAGCGGCGATTCAAGGATCTCAACTCCTTAAAAATCCTTTAGTCATTTCAGAGCTTGATAGGAGGCGAAAAATCATGGAAGAAAAGACCGGATACACAGTGCAGAAGTGGCGGGAAGAGCTCCTGGAGATCCGAGAAACTTTGTCCGAGAAAATCCCCGTTTATCAGAACGAAGACGGCGAAGTGATCATGGGCCTCAAGGATGCACCGTCTCTGCTTAAGGCTTATGACATGCTCGGCAAACACTTAGGCGCCTACTCGAAAGACAACGAGAGCAAGTTAGAAGGCAAGATCGAGTTTGTTTGGGATGACGGCAAGAAGCAGACGGAGACGGAAGAATGAAAGTCGTGATTCCCTATCGTCCCCGCTTTCCCCAGGACGAGATTCACAAACAGCTCGAGACGCATCGATTCTGTGTTCTTGTTGCTCACCGACGCCTAGGGAAGACCGTGCTGTCGGTGAATCACCTCATCAAGCGGGCTATTACAGACCGCAAAGAGCGTGGCATGTATGCCTACCTTGCTCCATTCCGTAACCAGGCCGAGCAGATCGCTTGGGGATACCTGAAGCATTACACATCGCAAATCCCTGCAATCTCGATCAACGAACAAAAGCTTTCGATTCTTTTGCCTAACGGTGCAACGATCCGGATCTTCGGTGCTGATAATCCCGACGCTTTAAGAGGCATGTACTTTGACGGCGTAGTGATCGATGAGGTTGCGCAGATTAAGCCGACCCTTTGGGGAGAAGTGATTCGTCCGGCACTGGCTGACAGAAAAGGATGGGCCGCTTTCATCGGAACTCCCAAAGGCATCAACCTCTTCTCTCAGTTATACGATCAGGCTTTGAACCTCATGAGCAAAGGTGATCCGGACTGGATCGCGATGCTTTATTCCGTTGAGCAAACTCATGTCATTGACGAAAAGGAGTTGGCAGCGCTCAAGGTAGAAATGTCTGAGAACGAGTACCGGCAAGAGTTTCTCTGCGACTTCTCTGCCGCTCAGGACAATGGTCTTATTCCGATTGACGATATTCGGGCCGCGGCCAATAAGTTCTATCGAGAGAGCGAATACATGGGCGCTCCGCTCATTTATGGCATTGACGTTGCCCGCTTCGGATCCGATGCCTCGGTCATCTTTAAGCGCAGAGGACTCGTTGCCTTTGAGCCGATTGTTATCCGGAAGTTTGACAACATGGCATTGGCTGATCGCATTGCGGTAGAAATGGCCAAAGAAAAACCCGAGGCCGTATTCATTGACTCAGGCGCCGGGCAAGGTGTGATCGACAGACTTCGCCAGATGCGGTTTGATGTCGTGGAGGTTCCTTTCGGAGCACAGGCCATCGACAAAGAGCAGTTCGCAAACCGCCGCATGGAGATGTGGTGGCACATGGCCCAATGGATTAAGCAAGGCGGTGCGATTCCTCCGGATCCCGTTCTGCAGGGTGACTTGGGCGCTCCGACTTATGGCTACACACCCAAAGGCCCTAAGATTCTCGAGGCCAAAGACAAACTCAAGGAACGCATCGGACGATCTCCGGACTTAGCAGACGCTTTGGCTCTGACCTTTGCCGCTCCCGTGGCTCCTAAACTTTCCCGAAGTATGGAGCGCGCCATCTACGGCGTGAATGATTCCTACGATCCCCAGGAAGCCTTTGAATCCGAGTATTGGAACTCATAACACCGTCCATAAACCCTGCGCCTGAGCCTAGACAATGGGCTCATGAAAATCATTGACGCGTCCTTAGTTGAAATCATTGACCGTTGCCGTGAGCTTATTGACTCGGCAATGTCGGAGGCAGGCTTGCCTAACCGCAGGGCAGTTCCGGATCGTTCGATCTACCGAATCTTAAGCGAAGGCACAGACTCCTTCGGCCTCATTGTTGAAGACCAAGGTAAGCCCGTCGGGTTTGCTTCTGTCTTTGTCTTTACGCACCAGCACAGCGGCGAAGTCTTCGCACAAAACGATGCGATCTATCTGTCGCCGGAATATCGCAATACTTCAATCGGCGGCCGCTTGGCAGTGCTGGCAGAACGTAAAGCAATCGAGGCAGGCGCCAAGTTTTTCCTATGGGACGTGCCCGAGGATTCTCCTCTGGCTAAGGCACTCGCAAAGAGAGTGCAGGGCAGAAAGCATCTTTTATTTTTTAAGGAACTTTGATCATGGGAATGACTGCAGCAGTTATCGCGGGCACATTAGTGGGTGCCGTGACTTCGGGGTTGAGCGCTTATGAGCAGAAACGTACCGGGGATCGTCAAACATCGGCCGCCAAAGAACAGCTTGCTCAGCAGCAGGCCTTGGCTCAGGAAGAAGATCAGGCCCGCAACAAAGCAAACCGCAAGCAGGCCGATCTTGACGGTCTTTTGGCAGACAACACGATTGACAACGGATTGGGATCCACGCTTCTGACAAACGGCAATGCGGCTCCCCTGAACCCTGGCGCGCTTGGCACCGGTTCCTCTTTACTCGGAGGCTGATCATGGGAGCAGTATCGTCTGTGGTCCACGCTGTGGGCAAGGTGGTCAAACCCGTTGCGAAGGCGGCCGCCAACGTTGTCACTGCGGGAGCCTACAACCACATGCAGAACAAGAAGGATCAGGCTCGAAAGGCTCAGGCTCAAGCCGCACGTCAGCAGGCACAGGCTGAAGAGCAGCAGTCTCAGAACGCCAACATGGCAAACAAAAAGCATGCAAATGTCGGAGACACGGTTGTTGATGACACTCCGGAAGGAATGAGTGAAACGGTTCTGGCAAGTGAAGCGGCGCAGGATGAACGCTTCAAACTGCAGAAGAAACAGCTTATCGGGGGATAGTTATGCCCGCAGACATCAAGCTTATCAATCAGCGCTTCGAGAGCCTCAAACAGGAGCGCAGTTCCTGGGAGGATCTGTGGCGCGATATTCGCGACTACTGTCTTCCGGACTTAGGATGCTTCTCAGGTGAAGATGCAACTCAGGGCTCAAAGCGTTATCGCAAGATCCTCGATGCTGAAGCAATTGACTGCGCGGATGTTTTGGCCGCTGGTTTGCTCGGCGGCGTCTCGTCTCCTTCAAGGCCCTGGCTGCGTCTGACCACAATGGATCCTGACCTCGACAAGAATCCCGCTGTCAAAGAGTGGATGACGAAAGTTCAAGACCTTCTGCTTCTCTACTTCTCAAAGGCCGAATGCTACAACGCGCTTCACCAGAGCTATTTAGAGCTTCCTGTATTTGGTACTGCATGCACGATCGTTAAGCCTCATCCGGAACAGCTCATCTCCCTGCAGAATCTCACAATCGGGGAGTACTGGCTGGCTGAAGATGATTACGGAAAGGTCGATACGATGTATCGGCGCCTTTCTCTCACTGCTAAACAAATGGTCCAGCAATGGGGTTTTGAAGTCGTAAACAATGATGTTCGGCAGGCATTTGAGAAAGATCCCTTTGCCCGCTTCAATGTGATTCACGCGATTGAACCTCGAATTGAACGTAATCCGGATAAACGTGACAACAAGAATATGCCCTGGCAGTCTGTTTATTTTCAGGAAGGAGTGCAGGACAAAGTTCTCTCGGAATCCGGCTTTAGAAACTTTCCGGCACTGTGCCCGCGCTGGATGACCTCCGGCGGTTCGGTTTATGGCCGCGGTCCCGGCGCTAAAGCTTTGAGCGCCCAGAAGTCTTTGCAGAGACTGCACTTGAGACTTGCCGAACTTGTCGACTACGGAACTCGGCCGCCGATTCTCTACCCGTCAACGCTTAAAGATCAGCTGGGTCAGTTCAAGCCTGGCGGCCGTGTGGCAGTCAATCCGCAGGAAGCTCCGATCATCCGCTCTATGTGGGAAGTTCGCACCGATCCGCAGGCAATGCTGGCTCTGATTCAATCGACTCGGCAGGACATTCAGCGCATCTTCTTTGTCAACGTGTTTCAGATGATCGCGGCAACTGCCAATCAAACAGACCGCACCGCGACAGAAGTTCAAGCTCTCGAGCAGGAAAAAGTGATGATGCTCGGGCCTGTGTTGGAGCGCCTGCACACCGAACTTCTTGATCCGCTGGTTACAAATGCCTTCGGCTTCATGGTTGAGTACAACATGCTCCCGGAAGTTCCGGAAGAACTCTACGGCAGGGAACTTTCGATCGAGTATGTCTCGGTTCTGGCAGAGGCACAGAAGAACGCGTCAGCAAACGGCATTGTAAGAACGGCTCAGCAGATCGGGCTACTGGCTCAGATCAATCCCCAGGCTGTGGACAAACTCGATGTGGATGCAACGATCGATCAGCTTGCAGATATGAACGGAGTTCCGCCGTCCTTGATTGTGACAGGACAGAAGGTTGCGCTTATTCGCCAGCAAAGAGCGGAGCAACAGCAGGCACAAATGCAGGCCGCTCAGCTTCAGCAGGCAATGACAAGCCTCAAAGACTTAGGGCAGGCAGCAGACTCTCAGGGTCTGCAGGAAGCGTTCTCGGAAGAGGGCGCGCAGTAAGCGTCCATAAACCTATAGGCCCCTAAATGACAATGACAGACATAGATGATCCGCTTCTCGAAATCGAACAGCGGGAGCTGGCTGAAAAGGCAGAGAAACAAAAACTCAAGGAGCTGGAGATTGCCATCAAGAAAACTCTTGAGACACTCGAAGGCCGAAGGGTCTTTCAATGGATTCTCGACATGACGGCCGTCGACAGCTCGGTCACGTCTCAGGACATGACGCTGATGACAATAGCTTCTGCTAGGCGCGACATAGGTTTGCAAATATTGAATCGACTCAAGGGCATCAATCTCGAGCTGGTTCGCAGAATGGAGAACGAAAAACTAAATGGCTGATACCGCTGAAACCACCGTCAATGAAGCAGGCGCTGCCGCAACTGAAGGCAACGTTCCTCCTGCAGATCCTCCTCCGGCACATCAGGAGGCGACACCTCCGGCACAGCCCGAATCCTCCGCTGAAACTCCTCAACCTAAGGACGAAGAACCTGAAGGCATGGGCGCAGACGAGGAAGAAGGCGAATCTAAAGAGGAAGCCGAAAAGAAGGAAGGCAACGACGTTTTAGGCGCGCCAGAGAAAGGTTACGACGAAACAGGCATTGAACTTCCGGAAGGCATTCAGCTCGATGAAGGAGCGATTGAGGCGTTCAAGAAAGAATGCAAGGACCTGAATCTTTCTCAGGCCGCTTACTCGAAACTGGTCACAAATATGACCTCTGTTTTGGCAAAGCGTGCGGAGGAACAGTCTGCTCAAGTCAAGCAGGCCCTGACTGCTGAAGCCAAGGCTGACCCTCAAATTGGCGGTGCGAACTACGCGGCCAACCTTAAGAGCGCAAGCCGCTTTTACGCAAAGTTCTTTGACGCTGAGACTCGCCAGTTCTTCGAGTCTGTCGGCCTCAATCGTCATGCAGGATTCATTAAAGGGTGCCTTGCCGCTCAGCAGGCACTCAGCGATGATGCCGTCGTAAAGGGCGGCAGGTCGGGTGAACTCTCAACAGCCGAGCGCGCCCGGGCTTTTTTCCCTAACTCAAAGATGAACTAATTTTTAGGAGTAATTACGATGGCTGCTGAATATCCAACACTGGTTGACCTCGCATCGAGACTTGACCCGAAAGGTGAGATTATTCCGATCGCTGAAGTCTTGTCTAAACGAGACCCGATTCTCAAACTCCTCCAATGGAAAGAATGCAACAAGACCGATGGCTACCTTCATGCCATCCGCACTGGCATCCCTGAACCGACCTGGCGCCGCCTTTATCAGGGCGTTCAGCCGCAGAAATCCACGACTGCTCAGGTCACCGATACCTGCGGAAACGTTGAAATGTATGCTGAAGTCGATAAGGACCTGGCTGACGTAAACGGCAACACAGCCGCCTGGCGCCTGTCTGAACAGAAGCCGTTCTTTGCAGGTATGGGCAACGATATGGCCAAGACAATGTTCTATGGTGACATCGATGTTGAACCGGACAAGTTCATGGGCCTTTCCGCTCGTTATAACGACACGAGCTCCACAACTCCGTCCTCTCGCAATGTCATTAAGGCTGTGAGTACCGGAGCTACGACCAAGAAAGTCACTTCGATCTTCATTGTGTCGATGGATCAGTTCTTCGGCATTTATCCGAAGGGCTCCAAGATCGGTTTACAGCACACTGACAAGGGCCAGTGCACTCACATGAACTCTGACGGCTCCATGTATGAAGTCTATCGCGACCACTACAAGTGGCAGGCAGGTGCCGCGCTTAACGACTGGCGCGGTGTGGTTCGTGTCTGCAACATCCCGATCTCCGACGGAGCAGTCGACATGGGTTCCGAAGATCTGATCAAGAAACTGATCGTTGCGAAGAACCGCATCCCGTCTGATCTGCGCACGAACCTCCACCTCTTCTGTGCTGAAGAAGTGCACACAGCTCTTGAACTTGCCGCTTACGCAAAGAGCACGAATGTTCTCAAAGTTGTTGAAGCTGCTGAACAGTTCAAGACCATGTTCTTCGATATTCCGATCGAAGTGTCTGATTCCATCAGCCTCACTGAAGATCTTGTTTCGTAATAGGAGAAAAAGATGAGATTCGATTCCAAGCTTATGTTCAGTGACGGCCAGTCCATCTCCGGGACTTCCGGAACTTCCACAAATACTCTTGACCTGAACAAGGCCGGAGTTTCTGAAGGTGAACTCTACGTCATCCTGAGTGTTTCCGGATCTGCATTGCCGACATCTATTGAGGTTCTCGGCGGATCTGCCAGCACCTCTGTGACTGATACCGTTGCAGCGGCCTACGGTACAGATACAGCAATCAAACTGCCGCAAGGCTGTCCGCGTTATCTCAAGCTGTCCTTTACCGGCACAGCAATGAGCTGCAAGGTGACAGCAGGTATTTCCCTTTGCGCCTCCTCTCCGAAGGGCAAGCGCATCGGCGACTATGCAGCCGAGTAAACAGGATTATTCCTAGCGAGCATTTTGGGGGCCTTGTGCCCCCTCTTTTTTAGGAGCAAACATGTCTTCAGTTGTCGACATCTGCAATATCGCTCTCTCGAGGCTCGGGGACAGAGCGACAGTAACTTCTATCGATCCGCCTGAAGGAAGCGCTCAGGCCGATCATTGCAGGCGCTTTTATCCCATTGCCTTAAAAACTATCCTTGCCACCTATAACTGGAGCTTTGCTACCACGCGCAAAGAGCTAGCCAGATTAACTGCGGAACCTATCGGAGGCGGCTATGCGTTCCCGATTCCTGCGGACTGCGTCAAGATCATCTATGCCTATCCGGTTGACGAAAATGGAAACGCAACTCGACAGACTCTTCATTACGTCCGAGAGCTGATCAACGGACAAGTCTGTTTGGTGGCAGAGCAGAAGCGTATATGGATTAGGTATATCACCACGGAGGTTAAGCCTGAAAAGTTCTCTGATGTATTTTCTGACGCCTTGGCTTTTCTCCTTGCCTCTAATCTTGCGGGCACTGTTGTTCCGGGGATGACGGGTGTGCAGATGGCGGCTGAGATGATGCGGTTTTACGAAGATAGACTGTTAAAAGCACAGGCTCAGGATGCAGTTCAGGACAGAGATCATCTGAGCTATAAGCCTGACTTTATCGGTGACTACGGTGACTGGGGGAGGGACGGACATGAGTGGCTCAACTAAAGTCCTTCAGCGCTCTTTTGCCGGCGGTGAAATTTCTCCGGAAATGTTTGGGCGAACAGACGATACAAAGTATCAGACAGGCCTTGAGACGTGCCTGAATTTTCTCTGCCGTCCCCAGGGCCCGATTGAAAACAGACCCGGCTTTGAGTTTGTGCGTGAGGTCAAAGACTCAAGCAAGAAGGTGCGGCTGATTCCGTTTATCTTTAACGCTCAGCAAACCTTCGTCATCGAGCTGGGGCACAAATACGCCAGATTCCATTCCTTCGGCGCAACGTTGATGAACGGCAATCAGCCATACGAAATCACAACGCCATGGGATGAAGATGATCTCTTTGAACTTGAGTATGTGCAGTCAAATGACATCATCACCGTGACGCATGAGGATTACGCTCCGACGGAGATCCGGAGGTATTCCAACACCGATTGGCGACTGGCGACGATCAGCTTCTCTTCAACTTTGGCCACGCCCACAAACGTGACCGCTGTCAGAGAAACGACTACGGGCAACGAGGATAAGAACGCCGACAAGTACACGTTCCAATATAAAGTCTCCTGCCTCAATGCTGATAAGACAATCGAAAGCGAACCGAGTGCAGCAGTCTCTTGTACCGCCAACCTCTATGCCACAGGTACGACAATCAAAATCTCATGCTCGGCCGTGTCCGGAGCAAGTTACTACCGCTTCTACAAGAATCAAGGCGGCATCTATGGTTACCTAGGAGACTCGGAAACCACGTCCATCATTGATGACAACATTGCTCCGAAGACGGACATCACGCCTCGCCGATATGACTCAGTTGTCTCTTCTGGAAATTATCCGAGCGCTGTAGGTTACTTTGAACAGCGCCGATGGTTTGCAGGTTTTAAGACTGATCCTCAGCGTGTGGTTGCTACTCGTTCCGGCACAGAGAGCGATATGACTTACTCCCTGCCGTCTAAAGACGATGACCGCATCAACTTTAGAATTGCGGCTACAGAGTTCAATAAGATTCTGCACATTTCTCCGCTGTCTCACCTGATCCTTCTGACAACGGGCTCCGAGATACGAATCAGTCCCCAGAACTCAGATGCGATTACTCCGTCTTCAATTTCTGCTCGACCTCAGAGCTACAACGGAGCCACGACAGTCAGGCCGCTCGTTTACAACAACAATCTGATTTTTGCTTCCGCCCGTGACGGCCATGTCCGAGAACTCGCCTATCAGTATCAAGCAGGCGGTTTTGTGTCCGGAGATCTGTGCCTGAGAAGTCAGCACCTCTTTGACTTCAAGACGATCAAGGACGCCACGGCACAGAAGGCTCCGTACCCCATCATGTGGTTTGTCTCCTCCGACGGAAACTTGCTCGGCCTCACGTATATTCCTGAACAACAGGTCGGCTCCTGGCACCGTCACAACACAGACGGAGTTTTTGAATCCTGCTGCGCTGTTTCAGAAGGCGTGGAAGATGCCCTTTACTGCGTGATCAGAAGGACAATCAACGGAAGCCAGAAGCGCTATGTTGAGCGTATGAGAACACGAAACTTCAAGAATTTGGCTGATGCCTTCTTTGTCGATTCCGGCGCGACCTACAACGGGACGCCTACGACCACGATCTCCGGAATTGATTGGCTCGAGGGAAAGACAGTTTCTATTTTGGCCGACGGTGCTGTCCAGCCTCAGCAGAAGGTTGTAAATGGCAAGGTCACTCTCAACCATGAAGCATCGGTGGTTCAAGTCGGTCTTCCGTATCAGTCGGATGTGAAAACACTTCCGGTCATCCTCCAGGATCAGTCCGGAGGTATGGGCAGGGTTAAGAACGTCTATAAGATCACAGTTCGGGTTAATAGAAGTTCCGGAATCTTCGCAGGCCCCAGCTTCGATAAGAATGACCTTGTTGAATACAAGCAGAGAACGATCGAGCCCTGCGGATCTCCTCCCGCGCTCAAGTCGGATGAAATTGATCTTCAGCTTTATTCAACATGGACTCGAGGCGGTCAGGTGTGTTTGAGACAGCTCGATCCCCTGCCGGTCACAATGCTGGCCCTGACCTGTGATCTATCAGCTTAACGTCCATAAACGTTAAAGCTTCGC